GGTCGAGCTGGCCGTCTCATCGAGGCCGCTTAGTATTCTGCTCATTGGTCTGCCCCTGAAAAGCAAAAACCCGCGCAAGGCGGGTTCGGGTAATTCTCGCGGCTAGAATTCAAGCCGCCAGATTTAGTCGTATTGGTCCGGCTCGGTCTCGCGCTGAATCAGGTCCCCCTTCTCCGCGTCGGATAGCCACTGGTATTGCGCCCAGGTGTAGTACGCCTTGATCGCCTCCGGTAGCGCGTCGTACTCGTCTCGGGCCAGATCGGCGCTCATGCGGTCGCCTGCTGCACCGGACGGCAATGCCCGCACACCGGCATGAACGGCGCATTCGCCCCGTCGCACTTCGGACACACCCAGCCAGTCTTCCCTGCTTCCGGGTGCATCGCCGCCCGCTCGCAAGACTGATGCGGCGCGCACTCGGACGGGTTGACGCAGCCCACGCACGGCACGTAGCCGGTCATGTACCGCATGTCAGGACGCACGGGCGGCAAGTAGTTGTTCATGGATTTTGCGGTGGCGGAACTGGCGGGTCGTACTTGATGGCAGCGAACTTGCGGCCATTCGAGAACGTGTAAGCAGGCGGTTCAGGCGGCTCGCCACCAGCCAGGCCGACTTCATCGGTCCAAAAGTGCGACGAGAAGCTCGGGATAGTACGGGGATCAGGGGTTGGCATCGCATTCACTCCAGTTAAGCGCATCGTGCGCCGCCGTCATCCAGCAGTCGCCCGTCGCATGTTCGATCATCGTCAACACGCCCGAGCTGAAACAGCCCGTGTCGATATAGACGTGATGGCAGAATTCCGCAGGTATCGGCACTATCGTGTGCCCGACATAGGTAGTCGAGAGGCCGGTCGTCATCGGGTTCACGCTCTTGCTGCGGATCAGCGAACGCCCCCACATCATCTGCTCCTGCCGGGTCGACCCGTAGTTGCCCGCGTCCAGCATCCCGTCGTCGCCCAGGAACTCGGCATGGACCACGTTGAAGCGGTTCCGGCCCGTCCCGACCGCCATCGCCAGCGGCATCGAGCGGATCGCGTCGGCGTACTTCGTCATTTCAGGCTTGGTCAACGCCCTCGCCCACAGCCCACCGTGCGACAGCCACCAGTCGCGATTAGAGGCGGTAGGACCGGCTTCGACCGTCAGTAGCATGTCCTCATGGTTCCCACGCACGCAATGGAACCACGGCTCGTCCAGCAACGCCATGCAGCCCATCGAGTCCCGGCCACGGTCGATCAAGTCGCCGACAGCGAACAGCCGGTCGACATCGCGGTCGAACCCGACTTCCGTCAGCAAGGCGTCCAGCTCGAAGCGGCATCCGTGCAGGTCGCCGACGACAAAATCCCGACCCGCCTCGTTATCCAGGTAGCGTTCCAGCATATTCGTCTCCCGTTATCGTTATAGTGTTGCCCTGCCGCCAGCAATCAGGCACAATCCAGTCGAGTCAGTTGCCGTAGTGCAAGTAACACCGTTGGCGCGGTTCAAGTGGCAACTGACTCCCTACTGGAGGCATCCCATGCTCGACCACGATATGGACTGGAAGTACCTGCCCGTGCAACGCCTGCGCGAACTGATCGCCGATCTGCCCGACGATGCCCGCGTCGGCCCCAACAAGTTCATGAACATGGTCGTCATGGACAGCAACGGCATCCCCATCGCGTTCGTGGACTTCATCGACAAGGGCGTCATCGAGCATTTCGACTGACCCTAGAAGGCGAAGCGCTTCGGGAGGCCCTTCGGCTTTGGGTTGCTACGGCGCTTGGTAGCGGCTTCTCTCAGCGCCTGGGAAACCAGCCTGCGGCCACGTTCCGACGTCACCAGCGCGTCCATCCACACCACGAACGCCGGACTAGGCACGAAGGCCGGATGCACGGTACCGACTTGACGGACCTTGGCGCGGCTCATCGTCAGAACCCGACGTCGATGCTTAACGTACCGTTCGTGACGACCCCGGCGAAATCAACCACCACACGCGACCTTGACAGCGTAAAGCCGGTGACGACATCGTTAGTCCCCTCATTGACGCAATCCAGTACGATCTGCGGGGTGACTTCCGTTTGGTCTAGTTGCCGGATCGCCTGGGCTAGATCAACGACCATGGACGTATCTTGTCCACCGGGCGGCTGGCAATACCGCACCTGAAAGTTCTGTACCACGTAGCAAGTCATTCTGGTCTCCTTATCCGCGTTATTCGCGGCCCAGCCAAGCGAACACGATGACGGCGATCACCACGACCAGACCGACGAAGTAGAACGGTAGATCGTTCATGGTCACGCACATACCGCCTCCGTCGACTCGGCGATGAACCGATGCAGCTCGGCACGGGCACGACGCAAGCCACGCGCCACCAAGTCCCGATTGGTCATGTCACGCGTCGAGAAGGCCTGTCGGACGCCGTAGCGCTCGCCATTGACCGCCGTTCGCGTCATCTTGTAGACCGTCACGCCGCCCCGTTCAGCGGCTTTCTCGTTGCGTATCGTCTTCATTTGGCGTGTATTCCTTGAAGGGGAACGGCAGCAGGACCAGCCCGCTTTCCCGGAGCGCGTCTTCCAGGAGGCGGCTGTACTGCGCGTAATATTCCAGTCGCCGCGACAGCTCATGTTGAAGCGCTTGGCTGTAGGCGACCTTGCCCTGTAGCTCGTTGATCCGGTCCAGCATCACGAAGCCGACGTCCTTGATGTCCAGCTTGTGGACCGACTTCGGCTGCAACTTCGCCATCATGAAGTTATAGGCGCGGCCCGCACTGCTCATTACAGGCCCCGGCCCTTGTGTTTGGCACCAGCCGGTAGCTGATTGGCTTGGTTATGCGTGTCCGTGCGCACCACGCCCCGGTCAGTAGGGACGCTAGGAACGACGCGAGAGGTCGGAGCTACAGGTGCCCGTGCCATAGGCGACGGCTGCGGCGGCGGTGCCATTACGGGCGCTGGCGGTGGCGCCATTGGTGGCATTGGCGCCTGCGCTGCTGGCGATGGCGGGATCATCGGTGTCATCTTCTTCATGGCGGTTCCTCGGTTAGCAAATAATGCGGGTCGGCTCGACCCTGGTCTGGTTCGGCATGCTCTTGATGATGTCCTGCACGGTCAGCTCCTGCGCGGGCGTCCGCTGGATCACCGGCATAACCGGCGTCACCTTGTCGAACACGGTAGCCAGGTGTTCCCGGATCGACTGCCACTGGTCGATGGTCGGCGGGATCGGTGCATTCAGCTCGGCGAAGCCTTGCAACCAGTAACAGAAGCGCTCTGGCGTCATTTCACACCCCGGCCCGTGTGCTTGACCGGCTCGTAGCTGTGCGTCGCGCCCAGGACCTTGTTGGCCTTGGCGTTGATCGCGGCATGCTGCGCGGGCGTAAGGTTGCCCTTGGCCGCCTGCTGCGTCGCCCTGGCCTTGGCGTCAGCGGCATGACTGGCATCAGGTACCGGATATTTACGCTCGGAAGGCAAGCCGAAATCCTTCGTCGGCAACGCGTTCCGGGTCTTCGCTGGCAGTTTCATGGACAGCTCCTAGTCGTATGTCTGGTCGGCAACAACCAGCCCCAAATCATCATCAACATCGTAAAAAGCCACATTTCATCCTCCCGTGCAACAAAAAGCCCGCACATGGCGGGCAGAGAGCCACTAGGAAGGCCGTGGCGCGTTTTAAATCGAGTGGCCGGTAGGGTAGTACCAGCCACTTTCCGCCTATTCAACGGGCAAGGTAGTTGTACAAGGTGTTCCTGCTGATCCCCAGGTCGCGGGCAATCTTCGCTTTCTGCTCGCCAGCCTCTACGCGGGCCTTCAAATCGGCGGATTGCTTGGCCGTAAGGTGCTTTTTCCCGCCCTTGTACAAACCTTTGACCTTGGCAATGGCGATGCCCTCGCGCTGGCGTTCGCGAATCATCGAGCGCTCGAACTCGGCCACCGCGCCCAGGAGCGTCAAAAGCAAGTTGTTCATCGGGCTATCGTCGCCGGTAAAGATCAGGTTTTCCTTCACGAACCTGACACTAATCGACTCGGCCGTCAGGGTCTTGACTATGTGCCGTAGGTCATCCACGTTGCGAGCAAGCCGGTCCATCGAATGCGCCACCAGCGTATCGCCCTCGCGCAGGTATTCGAGCGCGGCGGATAGTTGTGGACGGTGGGTGTCCTTGCCGCTGCACTTGTCGGTGAATGTCTTGTCTAGGGTCATGCCGTCGAGTTGACGGTCGGTGTTCTGATCCATACTCGATACCCGGATGTAACCTATTTGCTTGCTTTTCATAATAGCCTCCTAAATATGCGCGAAGTGCGCAATCAGAGTCTAGGCGTTACAAGCAAGGTGTCAAGTAGTAGTTAAACCAATCCTGTTTGAGCACCAAACAGGCCAACAAAGTGTCATCCAAATATGTCATGCCTGGGTATAGTCTGATTTCACTGTATGACTAGATACCATCAGGAAATGTCTCAGGGTCCAGCATCCGCTCATCGATCAGGATGGGAGGCACCGGCTCAAGGTCGTACAGCCTGGAGCAGGCATCAATCAAGTCCTTTTTCGAGCTGAATGGATAGGTTAAATATTCTTCCAAGAACCCTTTGTTCAAGCTGTACACATTGCCCTCATGGTCACGCCTGTTCACCGGCCTGAATACTCGGAACCCCATGCCCTGCTCGGTGATGCGCCGCTGGTTGGCTGTCTCACCCTGCACCACCGCAGCCATGTAAAACTTCTTCGACATGAAATCAGGTTGGAGCCGCTGCACCCGGTCATCCTTGGCTTGTGCGCCGTCGCTAGTCCAATTCAGCTCATGAATCTCGAAAGCCTCCTTGTCCTTCACCATCTGTTCTTCAAAGAACTCAAGATCGGCCTGCATGCCGTAGCGTTCGTAGCCCACTTTGACCATCTGCACGCCTGGTTGTGCCAGCCAAACTTTGCGCAGCCCCTTGAGCGCTTCCCAACGCTCCCGTAGGCCCATTTTGTGCCGGTACCCATCCAACAGAAACTTGTTGTTCGTCGCATCGATGCCAATCACCGCCATGGCCGTGTTGTCGCTGCCGCGCTTCTTGGAATGGGCAGGGTCGACCATGATGTAAATGTTCATGGTGGCCGGTCGGATGTCGATGAACGATAGCCACTCTTTCCTGAACATGGCTTCATTGCCAGCCGCAGGATTCATCAGTTGTTGGCACGCGATCACCGATGGACCTTGCGCCAGCTTCTTTGCGGCCCAGGCTTCTTCGCTCAAGAATACCGGCTTACCATTTGGCAACCCGTTGTCAGTCGCAGGGTACATGCGCACCTTCAACGCACCACGCTCGATGATGGCCTGATAGGTGTCCATGAACGAATAGCGTGTGCCTACGTGCCACGCCCGTGCATTGCCATCCTCGCCCCGTGCGCCCAAGTTGTCCGACAGCTCCCAGGCCGATGTCGTCTTGTTGACCTGATCCGGGGTGCTGACCGACTCACGCGTCACCACGTCGTCGTACACCCGTAGCCGGAAGTGCGCCCCCGTGGGCTGGCCGTCAACTAAGCCATGTGCTTCCACGCTGGCTTCTTTGGGGTTCGAGCGGCGCTTGACCACGATGCCCTTTTCCTCGCTCCACTTCGAGGATTGATTGCGCGGGTCGCTGTACAGCACATCGGGATACAACCCTTGCAGCTCGCGATTGCTCTCCAACTCCTCCTTGATCTGCAACATGAACTTACGCGCCACTGGTTTCGTGTGCGAGAAGATGCCGATGGTAATCTCGGGATCGCGCAACAGCTCCTGGATGATGCCCACGAATGTTATCAAACTGGACTTGTAGTGCTCTCTGGCCCAAAGGTCCAAGCAGCCATCCGGCTCGGCTTCTACCTCTCGGCAGCGTGCGTACAGCCATGGATGGACCGCATCGAGCCGGTGCAATAGCCG